CTCAGATAAGTAAAGGATGGCGTTGTTATCTATAGGATCAACAACGGCGATGAATCCAGCTGAAACCTTCTCCCACTGTATCATAGGATAAAGCGAGTGGTCTGGTCTCTGCTGTACACCGACTGTAGCATGAAAGTGGCGCACAGAAATGTGTGTCATTAGTAATGTTATATGATGTGTACGTGGAGGGAAACTTGCGTTATTCTACGAAGACTAGAAAACTTCGTAGGACGCTAGCCAGCCATTGGAGGCCCCCGGACACGTTCCGGCACTCTAGGTTTCTCGCATACTCGAAAGGATACGATCCCAGTAGAGTCCACTATGTCTTTGCAGTTTAGCATACGTCCCAGCCTACTCTCCTATCGGAGAGACGATTTTCTTAGAAATAAGATAATTGAAGGTGCGGCGTATGGCTCCTCACCATACCAAGTCGGATTCCAAAAAGATGTCGCTGAAGCAGAGAATCTTCTAGACTTTTGATCTAGCAGGCAGAGCCTGACCGGTATATAGACTGGTAATCCATTCTCTTGAGCTACGAATTCCACGTAGTATCTTCAGTTACAGTGACTCTGAGGATCACCTTCCTGTTTGCCACATCACCAATTTCAAATTCCTGTTACTCCCAGATATGAGGATTAAACCCCCATATTTGCTACGGCCCTTGCGGGCTATAGCATCAATCCTATGAGAATAGGTCTGGAACCTAAGGAATCCCCCTCGTCAAAGAGGGCCCTTTAGGTATCTAGTAACTTCGGTGCGACGCACTGAACTAAGGAATTACTTTTGGGAGGCTAGGATGATATCTTGGTAGTATTCCGACCTCCTGCCTTCAATGAGCGGGCAGAGCGGAGTGTTGCCACAGGTTTTCACACCTAGACGGTTAGGTCTTTACGGACTACCAAACTGTGGTTGACTATTAGGTCAACCCCAGGATCTGCTGGTACGGAACATAGTGCCAATGAGCCCCCTTTCGAGGGGCCTCGTCGCTATGACTTCCGACGGATAAAAGTGTCTATCACTTCCACGAGTTTTGATCTTCTCGAGCCACGAAACATCGGAATGTATACAAACCGATATAGAGCGTGACAGTGACCGTATTGCAGCGCGAAAGCGCTGTAGGCGGTGAAGCACAGTTATGTGCTTTGCGTCCGACGCCTGTCCGAGGACAGGTGACCCGGGGCTGAGGGTTAAGTCAGCCATGGGTGGATGATAGAACTTCGTTCCTTCATTACGAACGGAGTGGCGTGCAATTCGC